AGGTCATCCAGAATGCGCTGCTGGGCTTCCAAGCGTTTATTCTGGAAGTCATAAACACCTGATAAATCCTTGCCAGTTTCCAGCTGTTCGTTCCAGATAGCCTGCAGCTCTTTTTCTAGCTTGTTTACAATCTTCTGCTGTTCGCCAATCTTCAATAGGGATTCTGTTACATCGTTATTTCCCTCCGCCAGCTCATTGACCAGTTCCACGCCGTCAGCCAGCTGTCCCGCCACTTTGGACACTATGGGCAGTAGCTTTTCTCCCAGAACCCGCTGTAGGTTTTCGGTGGCCGCAGACAGGCGGGCAAAGGCATCTGCTGACGTGGTGGTGCTGGACCCTGCATTCTTGACCAGTTCCCCGCCCTTTTCCAGAACGGCGTTCATAAATGCCTGTTTCTTTTCAGCTTCCGTCAGGGCGCTAGAACTCTTTTTCAGGGTTTCAGCGTAGGCCTGGTTAGCTTTGTCTACATCAATGATTATGCCCAGATTGTCCAGAATCTGTTTGGACTGGCGCCCAATACCCAGGGTAATGTCAGAGAATAGCTGCTCAAATGACTGGCCCGTGGCCTGGGCTGACGCCCTAGCTATTTCAATAAGCCGGGGCAGGTCTTTGATTAGTTCCTCCCCGCCCAAAATGGCGGCTTCGTTGGCCTTGCGCATCAGCTCTAAATCAGAAATGGTGCCCTTGGTAGCTTGCCTCAATTCACCCATAAAGGTGTCTGCCGCACGGCCTGACATTTGGGCCAAGCGTTCAAAAGACCTAGACACAGTTTCCGCCTGGCTGGCCAGCCGCACCATCTCCCCGGCCTGCCTTACGGCGCTGCGCACAGCCAAAAATCCCCCGGCGGCCACCCCCAGGCGTGTAACCATGCCGCCCAGCGAAGACATAACAGACTTGGAAGATTTCTGCACTTCCTTGCTCATCATGTCTTTAAACCGGGCTTCCAGTTCTATTCGTTGCGTGCTAGCAGGCATTAGTAGCGTTCCTGTTCTTTAGGCTTCTGCCCCAGTCTACGCCGGGCGGCGTTCTGGGCTCTCTGCAGTTCCCGGCGCCGGTCTACTTCATCGTCTATTTCACGGCGCCAGACGGCGTATAATTGCCAGTCTTCAGGGCTAAAGTCATTCCTGCTGACAGGGAATCCAAGGCTAAGAATGTGGGCCATTTCCACCATCCTTTGGCCCCAGGGTGAAAGCCGCTGAAGGTCCGTCTGCCCTGGGCACCTTTTCCTATCCAGGTCCATACACTCGCAGCCTTCACAATCGTAGCGCCGTAGTATGGCGCTGTTATCCAGGGCGGTGGCTGCGTCCGCCCTTAAGTAGGTTTTCCCTCCGTCACCACCTGCGCTGATCCTTCATCAAAGAGCATGGCCAGACGGCTTTTGATATTGGCGGGCACCTTTTGCTGCCAGCCGGGCACGTCTTTGGTCAGGGGCTGGTCTGCCCCCTTTTCATCAATGTAGCCCAGGCCTTCCACGTCCACCATGATTTTGTCCAGCAGCTTTACGGCTGACTTGGCATTGTTTGTCTTGATCTGGCCGTCTTCATAGACAGTTCGATTAGACAGGTATTCCACATGCTCTTCAGTGGTGGGGTGGCGCAGGGTGATATAAATATCATGGCCGGCGTAGGGATAATGCACTCTCATATCCTTGCCCAGGATAAGCATAAATTCAGCTCCTTGTTTTGTGGCTTGCGGGGTTTAGACTAGCCCAGATAGCCGCTAGTCGCATTCCAGACAGACAGCATGGCGGGGCGCAGCTCATTGCTGGAATTAGCCTGTTCCAGCGGGTTGGCCGTGATTTCCCAAATTTGACGGCCACGGCCCCCGCCCAGGTTGACGGCCTCATAACGCAACCGGGGGAACAGAAGATTGAAGCCATAGAAAAAGCCTGAACCGGCCACCACTTCCACGCCGCTTACCACGTCAATTTCAGCGGCTAGATTTGTCTGGGCCATGAGTCTGTCTAGTTCCGTGCTTAGGCCATCTGCCTGCACAGTCATGCTTAGGCTTTGCTGGCGCTGATCCCGTTCCAGCTGGCACCGGCTAGTCCCGGTCCCAAAGCCATAGGCTTCTGTGTCCGCCAGCAGGTTGTTATTGACTTCGTAGCCAAAGGCATCTAACAGGCAGTCCAGTTCCGCAGGGGATCCTGAAACGTCAGAAACGGTGGTGCTTTGCGTGGGCGTGGAACTTCCAATGGTGCCGGTGCCAAAAAATACTTTAGCTTCTGACGCCCGCAGAAAAGGGTCAGCTGTAAGCAGGGCCGGGCGAACTGTGGAAACATCCACAAAGGTTCCCGCCCCTACCACATCGGCTTCCTGCCTAATATGGGCGTTGCGCTCCCCGGAAATGGCAAAGCGGCCTACTACACCGCCCGGAAAATGCCGGACAATATCGTGCCGATTTTCCACCCAGGAAAATGACGGCAGGACGCCAGGGGCCGTGGTCAGAATAATGTCATGGCGGTACACCCGGCCCGCAGCCAGGCTGGCCACTTCAGTAGTGGTGTGGGATCCCCAGGCCGCAGCTCCAAAAAAGGCAATGGCATGAGACTGGGCCCGCTGGGCGTGTGGGTGTTCTGCGCTTCTGGAAAGTTCCTGGGTTTCGCTAGCCTCTTCCAGGCCTGTGACTTCCTCATTATTGATAAAGCGATTATTTAGCATCTGCTGCGTGGGGTTGGGGTCCATGTTCCAGGTGGAATCAATCGCAGCGCCGGCGCCGTATGCAGATTCTTTTGTTTGGGCCGAATAGGCCCGCCAGTCAACAAATCCCCGCTTGCTCATTCGCTTTTATCCTTTTTTGGGGGTTTCTTGGATTCTAAAACGGCTTCTACTAAGTAGCCGTGGTGCTTCACAAAATCTTTGACTTCCTGGGTGTCTGGTTTGTCAATGACGCCCAGCTGATTGTCCCCGGCAAAGGGGCCCATGTTCATTTGAAAAGCCTGTTTGATTCTCACTTTCATGCTGGGCTAAGGATAGCAAGGGTTTGGATTCTGGACAATACCTAAAAGCAAAAGGGCCCAAAGGGCCCCAATGCCCGGCCCCCAAGGATAGGGCCTAACCAGTGGCCGGCTAGATTCGGGGCCCCAGTAGCCGGGGGCATGCCCGCACATGCCGTAAACTCCCACACTGGCTGGGGCCATTATACACGCAAAAAAACGCCCCCCTGGGGGTCCAGGGGGGCTATGCCGCCATGATATGGAACGAGTTTTAGAAGTGTCTTACCCCCTTTCTGATTTTCGGTTACCCTCTGCAATCAAGTCTGATCTACCCCGTCCAGAATGTCCCTGGCATCCGTACACCGCACCACCATTTCCGCCAAATTGAACCATTCTTTGCCATTGGCCATGGCCCTGGTACTCAGGCAAGCCAGGCAGTTATTAGCATGGGACTGTAGGCGCTCAATTCTGTCTGGCTGGCTATCCAGCTTATGGCTCATATCTGAATCCATTTCATAAAACATGGCTAGGGATTAGGTATGCAGATATCCAGCCGCACGTTGAAAGTAATTTCCCCTATGACTTCCCACACCTGCTGGGCCTGGGCGTCCCCGTAGGTCACAGCCACATTCTTTATGATCGTATCTGTTGACCCCAGCGCAGCGTTCAGCTCAGAACTGGAATTTAGCTGTTTGCGCAGAAAAGCCATTACTGTAGTGGACACCTTCTGGCAGCGGTTATCCACTTCAGCTTTATTGCCGCCCCTGGCCAGAACAAAGAGCCGCACCGGCATGTCATGCACTATTTCATTCAAGGCCCCATCCGCTTCGGCGTCCTCATCCTGGCCAGAATCCACTTGGATAAAGACCGCTGGCAATTCAGAATCTGCCACGTCCCGCACGTCATCCCGCAGGCTTACTTCCACAGTCTTTTGGTTGCGCTCTTTTGTGCTAATGCCCAGCAAATCCGTGATTGAAGACTCAGCCTGAATGATAGTCTTTAGGGCCGCTTCCACCACATTATGCAGGTCCGCCACGCTGGCATCTGGGATAGGCATTATTGCCGCTTCATCATGTCTTGAAAGGTCTTGAACGCCACCCGCCGGGACGCCACGGCGTCTTTAGGTATTTCAAAATAGCTGAATGGCCGCATGGCGTTCTGCCGGGCCGCATAAACCACTGTGGGGCCAAATCGAATACCCGCAGCCGTAAGGCTTTGAAGCTGGGCCCGTTGGGCCCGTAGGGTTCCTGTGTCCTGCATCAGGTTGGCGCCCCTAGCCATCCGCCTGCCACTGGGCCTTTTCTTTCCCAGGACATTGCCACGCACGGGGCCTCGCTTTTCCCCAGGCGGCTTCCAGGCCGGGCGTACCCTGGACACGCCACCCCAGGCCGGCACCACGGCCCCGTCTATCTTTCTTGTGTACTGTTCTTTGAATGGTGGCCATGTAACCCCCCTGGCTGATCCACCACGCCGCAGTCTGGAAAACTGAATGCCTATTACCTTGGCCATTAGGGCCCTGACCTGTAGCAGCATGGTTTCCTTGACATTGTTTCTAGGCTGCCAACGCTTCAGCCATAGATTGACTTTTTCAAGCCCTACTATCCTGGCTTTGAATTGACGTTCAGCCACGGGCTATATCAAGGAATTGGCGCTGCTGTGCCTTTCTCTTTGTCGCCCAGTTCATGCGGTTTTCTGTGTACAGATAGCTTATGTTTGTATTGTCGGGCAGCTCTTTGAGTTTGCGCAGCACCCAACGCTGGGCCAATTCTGACCAGTAGATTAGGCCGCTAATCGCCGTGGTGAACTCTTCACTTTTGAACCGGCGGGGCAGCTGGGGATTCACCATTTCATCAGGTGTCAGCGGCACCACCTTGATAGCGTAGTTTGTAAGGCTGGCGGTCCAGGGGTCCAGATTCCGTTTGGTCAGGGGCGCTTCCTGTTGATACAGCAAATCTTCCTTGCCAAAAACCAGGGTATCCACAAATAGCCTGGGTTCAATCACCAGGGAATCCGCCCGCAGGCCATCCAGCCGTTCATTGGCCGGGATTAGGAATCTGTTTCTAATCTCTTCATCGGATCTGATAATGCCCAGCTTCCTGTGGGCCTCAGTCAGGGTCAGATCCCTGGTAATCACTTCTATGACAGACGGGACAGTTTCGGCTGGGCTTCGCACGTCTGGGAACTGGTCATAGTTTGGCAGGGAATCATCCACCAGCCCTGACATATCTTCTATGCGCTCATCCAGCCAGGAGTTATAGACAGAAGACGCTGTAACGTGAGAATCAGCCGTGGTGCCTTTCAAGCCCCTGGACACGGAAAGCAAACTGCCGGCAGGGCTTGACGTAATGGTGCGATTGCCCCAGGAAATTAGTTCATTGCCAACAAAGCCCCGGCCCACATCAGGAAACGTTAGAACGTTATCAAGTAATAGCGTGTTATCTGTGGGGCCTATGCCCCCAGACAGATTGCCGTTACTTAGAATCTCCGGCGGTAGATTCTGCGGCAGGTCATCTGCTACCCGGCCTAGCGTGGTATATCTTCGGGCCATTTAGTCTTTTCTCCACCCCTTCCAGCCCATCTTTCAGAACGGCGTTGATATATCGCTGGGCTTCTGCTGCGGTTCTGAATACCAGGCTTTGGCTCATTATACCCTCAGTTTCCCTTTCGTCTATGGGCCCTGGCTTGCAGGCTACCCCCCAGGTCACGCCTATGCCAATGCGCAGGGCCCGCAGCCCTTCCTGGTAATAGCGGAAGCCATGCTTAAAATAGCGGCCCTTATGCAGTTCTGGTTCCACGTGCTTTTCGTACAGCTCTATGGCCTTCAGGATATTGGCCCTGCCGCCGGCTGTCAGCCCATTATTTATCAGATGGACGCCATACTGCACATAGTCCCTGATTAGCAACACTTTGGTTAGCTTCCTGTCTGGCAGCTCTTTAGCTTCCCGCAGCAGCAGGGGCAGGTTCCGATTGAACCGGGCCTGGCGCTTTTCTTCGGCGTAATAGGAATCATGCAGCACGCAGGTTTCCGGCAGAATGGCCGCTGGTTTGGGGGATTCATCCAGCGTCTGTTCCAGCTGTTCGTGAATAAGCCCAAAAAACTGGGCCCCGCAATCCCGGCGGTATAGTCTCATGGGGCTGTCTGGTTCAGCGTGGGCCCCGTCTAAGGTCAGGTGTTTCTGGGCTACGTTGTACCCCCGCATGGGGTTTTCCCGGCAGACTTCCCGCAGGCGTTCTGGATGATCCAGCCATTCGTCTGAATCAATCCAAAAGATCCAGTCACCCTTAGCGTCTTTCACAGAATAATTCCTGGCCGCCGCAAAGCCCACTACCAGGGGGTCCGGGCCCTTGGTTTGCTTAGTCGCTATGGCGTCCTGAGCCGCCAGGGCTTCGGGGCTTGTAGTGCCGGTGTCGCACACTATCAATTCATCCACATAGGGCCGCACAGAATCCGCCATGCGTATTAGCTCCCAGGATCTGTCCCTGGTAATCATGCAGCAGCTGACAGTCTGCCTGGGCCGCTGGGTCAGGATATGCCGGTCATAATTGAACTGTTCCACGTTGCCAGTAACCGGCTGCCAGGCCCCCATAAGCCAGCCCAAGGGGTTATGCTCTTTCCCAAATCCGCCGGGGGAAGCCTGGGAATAAGACTTGGCGCCATCCTGATTTATCATGTCTTCCAGGTCTATGTTCCTGTAACGCCGCACATGAAAACGCCTGGGGTCATTATCAAAGCTGTTGAACTCCCAAGGCCCAGACGGAACAGTGACCAGCACCACGCCTGTTTTCAGCAGCCGGGGGTAAATCTCGCCTTCTAGAAAAGCCTTAGTGTCTGGGACATGCTCTAAGACTTCGGCACAGACAATGGCATCAAAGGCTTGGCCTGGGTCTTCAGCTGTAAAGGTGGGCGGCTCTTTGATTTCGGCCCGCTTGGCCTCTTCCCCGCAAATCTCCCCAGCCCGCTTGATTATGTCAGCGTCCACGTCATAGCCAATGACCTGGGCCCCTGGGAAAGCCTCTTTGATAGATAGCGTCATAAATCCCAGGTTGCATCCATAATCAAGAATCTTGGCATGGGGTGGCAGCTTCATATCCCCCAGCATCTTTATAACGTCTTTGATTCTGCCGTTTGATCCCCGGTTCTTTACGGCATCTTCATTCAGCCTGCCGTTTTCGGCGTCCTGGTATTGATCCCGGTAGGCTTCGGCAGATTTCAAAAAGGCTATTTCTTTGCGCACTTTATCCAACAGCTCTGCGCCTTCCTGCACCCGCTGGCCTGACACGCTGGCCATAATGTCTTTGTCTTCCAGCAGCTGTTTACAGGCCACCAGGTCACTGTCTTTGTAAAGGCCCCTGGCCACGGCCACAGGATCCCGCTTTAGCCGCCCTGTAAAGTCATCCATAAACATGGCTTCCCAGTTTTCGGCCACCTTATCCCAGTCCGCTATTAGCGGGTTCTCATTCTGGCGCTTTACCACCTGGGCCCTGTAGATATCGTTTTCACAGACGCCACGCACGGCATTGGCTGCGGCTGCTACAAACTTTTCCCCGTCTTCAGGGTAGCCGTCAATAAACACGGCCCCTGGGCTGGTGGTACGCATAGCGTAGTCTTCCGTGGTAATGACCGGCAGGCCACAGGCCTGGGCTTCTAGGACTGTCAGGCAGAAAATCTCTGGGAAGTCTGTTGGGTATAGCAGGGCGTCACACTGGGCCATGGTTTTGTAAAGCCCTTCCCTGGTCCTAGATTCTGCATCCAGCAGGGCCACGTCTTTGCGCTGGGATATATGCTTTTTCAGCTGGGCATACAGCTGGGCCGTGCCTTCATCAATCAAATTACTGGGCACGTCATAGCCGGATATGACCAGCCTATATCCCTGGCCAGGCTTCTGGTCTTCATTCAGTTTGTCCATAACCTTTAGGGCGGTATCCAAGCCCCGTTCAGACCGGCTGGAATATAGCAATAGCTTCTTTTGGCGCTTCTGCTTTTCCTTGGGCAGCAATTCCATGGGGATACCCAGCGGCTGAATAGATACCAGCTCACGCCCCTGGCGCCGGGCCTCTTCCTCAAAATCCTTGAATCCATGGCTGGCGTCCCGCACCTGGGCTAAGGCATAGTCACTATTGACCACTACCTTATCCAGCTGGGCCATGGCGCTAAACATCAGCCGTTCATAGTCTGTAGTCATAATGTCATGCAGCCACAGGTAGGTCATGCCCGTATCTGGCCAGAACGGCATAGCCAGGGCCTGCAATGACCGGCTGATTACCAGAACGTCAGGGCGTAGAATCTGGGCCATCTTGGGCCATAGCCGCCAGTGGCAATACTCCACGCCACCATAAGCCTTATCTGCCGTGCCCCTGGCCTTTGTCTCACAGAACACCCGCACCTTATGCCCCCGCTTGGCCAGGGACCGGGCCAGAAGCCCCAAGGCGGTTTCACTTCCCCCCAGGGGGCCATGAAGGGCTTTGGCTTCGTCAAATTCTAAGCCCTGCGTATAAAGCACAATTTCCAGCCGGGTGGAAGCGTTCACGGGCAGGCCTTTCTTTTACGGGTTTGCGGGCGGGCGGGCTTCAATGGGCAAATTATAAAAGAAAGGGGGCGGGTGAACAAGTCACCCGCCCCCCGTGGACCGCTTAGCCGCTAAAGACTACTGCGGCAGAACGTTGGTCCCCAACGACCAGGCATTGGCGTGCCCCAGCTCCATGGTGTACTCACCAATCAGCTGGATGTCCCGCCTGTCCCCAGTCTTGCCCAGGGTGTCCGCAAAGAAGCTGCGTCCCCTCATGGGCACAGTCCTGACCCGCTTCTTTTCGCCGGCCAGCACCTTATTGGGATCCATCCACCGGTTCAGCATCAGCATTTGCTGACCCTTGAACCCTTCGTAAACATCCGTCTGCCGGACAAAAACCCGGTCAGCCTGGTTTGCCCTCACGGCAGACCCCTGGAAGAGGTTAGCCGTGCGCTTCAGGGCTGCATTCAACAGCACCAGGTCAGGGTTCCCGCCCTGATCCCACACCTTCTGCAGCAGGTCATCCAAGCCGCTGGACACAAAGGTGCCCAAGCTCTGGGTTTGGGTCACAGACCCCACCATGCCAGCCAAGGTGCGCCTACCCGTGGACTGCACAGTGTTAACCAGCTTGCGGCCCCGTATGATGGATTTCTCATACTGCCGCAACAGCTCAGACAGACGCTGCGCCACCTGGTGGTCAATCTCGCTGGGCACCCCAACGTTATTGACCGCAGACTTCGTGCCGCTGATCTGCACCCTGGCCTCAAAGATTTGGGTCAGGTTTGTGATCCTCTCCCTGTCAGAAGAGATATCACGGCTGGGGTCATCCCCTTCCAGCTGGGCGCTGCCCAAGATGGCCACAGCGTTATTGCTGGTGTGGGAAGTGGCGCTGGTGCCAGCCACGGCCCTGTCCACAATGATGGTGTTAGCACCAAAGATGGACGTAATGAGCATATGCTCATGGTTGGCCTTGCCGTCATTCTCCGATTCCAGAATCTGGCCGGCCTTCAGGTGGCCAGAATCAGCAACGGCAACAGCAAAGCCCGTGGCGGCCGAAGATGCCACGTTGGCACCCAGTGTCAGAACTGTGGGATTCAGCTGATCCCTCAGCCATTCATGCAGCTGGTTTGTGGCCTCAATGCCACTGTCCCCCAGCTCATCCAGCAAGGGAGTCTCAGCGTTTGCCAAGACTTCCACCATGTCTGACAGGTCTTCCCCCACTTCGGGGGCGGACGCATCTGCCGCCTTGCCGGTGAAAACTCCACCGCCCATGGCAGGCACCCAGCCAAAGCTGGGATGAAAAATCGCTTTGAAATTCATGTTTTGCCTTTCGTAGTTAGCTAGTCAGTCTGAATCTCTGCCGGGTTCACACCGGCAGCTACCAGCTCCCTGCGCAGGCTAGTATATTCATTCATCGTTCTGGGATTACGTGCCCCAGCTTGGACCGCAGCCTTAGCCTTTTTGTAGGCTTCAATCTTGGCCTGCGGTAACGAAGGGTGCGGCTTGGGCGGTGTCCCTGGCCTGGGTCCAGAATCAGGCAGGGGCACAGTCTGGCCGGACCAACTGGCCCGCACTTCCTGCTGGCGTGAAAACGCCTTATCAAAAGCCTGGTCAATCTCTTCCAAGGATTCCACCTTGGGCACAAACTCAGCTACAAGGTTCTGGCCCTTCCCGGCCATGCGGGCAATCTTGGCCTGCACTGCGGCTTCAATTTCCCGTTTCTCGGCCAGCTCTTCAGCGGCCTGGGCCCTGGCGTCAGAGTCTGCCTTTTCGGCCTTGAGTCTTTCTAGCTCAGACATTTCTTGTCGCTGGCGTTCTTTCTCTGCTTTTTCCTTGGCGGCCAGCTGGGCCCTTAGCTTTTCCAGCTCCTGGTCTTTGGGGTCAGGGGCGGGCGGGTCAGCAGGGGGCGGTGCCGGTGGGTCTGCGGGTGGGTCTGCAGGCTTCGGGTCCGCCGGGGGATCCTGTGGTTTGGGCGGGTCAGCGGGCGGGTCATCAGCTCCGCCCCCCACGGGATTGATCCAGCCAAAAATGGGACTGTACAGCGCCATAGACATTTGGGCCTTGCGGGTTTTTGTTTTCATGGCTGAATAGTAACCCCAGAATGGGGTTTGCGTCAACGGGTGGGGCGCTTGCGCTGGCTTTTTATTGCCTGCAGGGCCTTTCTCAGGGGCGCTGAATCCAGGGCCCGGAACACCTTTTCTGTAAAGGCAGTGCGCACCTTACGGCTTCTGGGGCGGTCCCTTGGAATATCAGACCGGGCCAAATCCAGCCCCCCTTTCCGGCAATGATTCGTCACCTTTTTCAAGAGTCAAAATCACTTCACCTGGCCTATAGGAACTCATAACCATGCTCAGAGAATCCCCCCGGCGTTCATCATAGCCTAGCTTTTTCAGCTGTTTTCTTGCCACTCTGGCCAAAAGGGTATATCTGGCGTCATTCTCAGACATGATACGCACGGCTTTATCCATGGGCACCGGCTCTATGTTCAAATCCATGGCACTTCTGGACATGGCCACGTGAAGCCATTTGCGCCAGCGTTTTTTGCCAAGTTTGTATGTTCCTACGTACATTACCGCCCCCTACGGGTGCGCCGCACGGCCCCGGCCTTGGAAGCCTTACGCCTGGCCGCCTTGCCTTCCTTGGGTTTCCTGCGCTTTGGGTATGCCATCAAGCCGCCATCCTTTCCAGGTCACGGATTTGCTTCTGCAAGCTCACAAACTCTGCACGGCTAATGCTGCCGCCATCCAGCTGGAATGTGGCTGGGTCATAGCCCCGGATCCCCAGGGCCCTGGCGTCTGCGATTGTAAAAGTGGCCAGGTCAACAGCCATCATTTCGTCACGGCAATTCTTTATGTGTCTTGGCGGCACGCCCATGGGCGATCCTTTCCACCAGGCTATTGTATGGGGAACTTGACGCTGGGCCACCCGGCATTCTGCGCTGGTCACTTCGTCCCTCACTCCCACGTCCACAAAGGCCCGCAGCCCCGCCAGATTGTTCACCGCTGTTTCCGAAGCCACTATGCTGCGTATGCCCTCCGTGCGTACTATCCCCTTGGCCCGTGTCGCTGCGTCTATCCTGCGGCCATCCGAAGTTACCAGGGGCCTTATCTGGCCCTCCGACATGAGATTCTCCGTTATCTGATCGTTGGTTAGGCCCAGGGCGGCCCCCTCCGTCAGGGCCCGGCGCATGCTTTCCACCATGGCCTGGTCCGTGGCCTGAATTTCCGCCAGCCATTGCTTGAAGCTCTGACCTACCAGCACTGAATAATCTTCTGTATCCGTAAACGTAAGGAACACTGTCCTGACCCGTTCCTTTGGCACTGCGTTGAATACTGACGCCGTGCTTTGGGCCGTCACCGCCCTGGCCCCCTGCTGTATGCCGGTTTCCATCAGGCCATTGATATTCTGGCTGACCCACCGATTTGCCGGCTGGGTCAATTCCAGCTGGACTATCTGATCTATTTCTGCTGATAGGGCTTCCGCACGGATAGGGGAGATTTTGGCCCCCGCCGGTTCCCTTATCAGCAGTTCCGCTATCCGGTTTTGGGCCCCCACGAAAATACCCGCCAGCTCGTTTGCCAGCCCTTCCAGTTTTTGAATGCGGATTCTTGAGTTTGTGCGGGCGGCCCGCCTGATTCTTTCTGCGGTTGGCTTGGGCACCCACTAAGCCTCTATGCCGCTAGCCGGGGGCGTGCTTGGGGGGGGTGGTGGCTGGGCGGGGGTTCCCGTGCGGATGCTGCGCAGTTCCGCTTGCTCCTGCAGGTTCTGCTCCACTTCCTTGCGGGATTTATCAGCCCCCAGTTCCGGGTTCTGCTCATTCAGAAGTTTGGACGGGCTGGTAAGGCCCAGCTGTAGCCTGTGGTTATCGTCAGCCACCTGCTCATCCACAGAACGGGGGATAGACACCATGGGGAAGTCTAAGGCCACCCGCATGGCTTCGTCTGATTCGTCTATAACCATGCCAGCCTTAATCTTGGCCAGTTTCAAGGTGGTGCGCCATAGCTGATCTTCCGCAGCCTTGAATAGCAGCTGGCGCATGGCCACGGCTTCCAGGTGCGGTTGAAATTTGATTTTCAAAGCCACGCCGCTAATATCGCCAGATCCCCGGCTGCTGATAGAAAACGTTGGCACTTCGCCAATGTCTGCGATTTTGTCATAGTAGGTATCTATGGCTTCGGCAAAACCCTTAAGGTCAGCCTCAAAATTCACAGACTTTACATCAGATTCAGGCGCATTGCTGGTAAGCCATTTCCTTGGCGATGCTATCAGGGCTTCGGCCCCAGGGTTCCTGAAAAATAGCACGTTGAAAGATTGATACTTGGCCACTTCCGCCCAGGTGCTTAGCAATTCTAATAGTGTTTCGTGCATGTTGACCACTTCCGTGGCCGGGGCTTCAGGCAGGATTGCTTCATAGTCATTGTCTGACCGGAACAGGGCCCCTGGTATTTCCTTGAATGGGTTTTCCCCGTGTATGTCCTGGCCATCTGGATTTTTGGCCACTTTGCCATTTATAAACATGGCGAATTCGTCAGGCGTCCAGACTTCGTGAATGGTTTTCATTCTCTGGGAACTATCACCCTCTAGGAAGTCTTCGGTATTGAACGTGATTACCAGGGCTTCCATCTGGCTAGGATCTTTGGCCGACATAATGGGCACCACGGAATCCGCAGTAAATGCGTTGAAAAAGAACCGCTGGCGGTCCTGACTAAAGCGGGGCATTACCATGCAAGACCCCGACAATTCGGCCCGCTTCTGCCAGTTCATGGTCTGAAGGGTCAGGCCATTATTCTGGTCCAGAATCTGTTTCACTATTTCTCCGTTCCTATCAGAACTAAAAGAACGCATGACCCCTGGGCTGGCGCCATACACACCTGAAATAAAGGTGCGCACCACCCGGCGGGTCACATTGGCCGGGGGTTTGGTCCTGGCCTGGAAGTCTTCGGAACGTTCACCTTGGAACGGCTGAATAAATCGGGATGTTAGGCCCCGGTAAAAAGATTCATTCTTAAAAACCTGTTCTGCCATGCGGCGCCGGTCTTGGGTCATTAGGATGCTGTCAGCAGCCCCGGCTAGCTGCACCATATCGGATAGCATTAGTAGCCCGTCACTTTCGAGATAAACGGCGTGGATATTCGCATAAGGTCTTCCAGGTCCGCCTGCCTACCGCACTTGCAGACGTACACCATGGAGAGTTTCAGGGTTTCCCCAGGCTGGAAAAGCAATTCCGAACAGACAGCGCAGCGGTGATAGAAACGGACGTGGCGGGGTTCCCCGTCAGTCGTTCTTGCCGCTAGGTGCCTTTTCGGATTTGCTCCCAGGCAAGAACTGATCCACTTCCGCAGGCGTGAGAACATCTGTTGCACCCTCCAATGCTTTGGAGTCAATCGCTTTGCCGCAAACCTTGCATTTCACTGGCTTGGAAATGTCCACTACATGTTCACGGCTGTAGAAAGTGTAAACCTGGGCCTTGCAGTCAGTGCAGTTCAGGTTCTTTGAAAAAATCCTGATAGAACTTTTTGACTTGGCCATCTATGCCCCCCTCAGTAACCCATGGTCTGATACTTCACCTTTCCCCTGGCCGCCCAGGCATAATTGAATCCATGCCTGTAATGCTCCGGCCCCCGCTTTTCCCAGCTGGCAATCCTGCTGCCGTCTGGTAACTCTTCTACCACCCGGACCAGGGCCCCGCAATGCTTCGCAAACGCCCTAGCCTCTTCGTCTTCCCGTGGTAGCGTTGTGGCCCCAGTATATAGTGGGGTGTGGCTAGCATCAAGCGATTCTGTTCTATCAATCTGCAAGGTGTGTTCGTCATCCTTCCAGCGGGGGGCCCCTTTGCGGTTTTTGTCATAAAAACACATATAGGCCCGGCCAGCCCAGCGGCGGCAAAAATCCCGGCTCATGCGCTTTTCGGGCAGGGCGTCAATTACAGCGGTGCCTATGTGTAGGTCCGTCATGGCCCGGTCCAGCTCCCCGATTTCCCGCCATCTGAACATGCGGATTATGTGGCCCTCTTTGTCCAGCACTACGGCATGGCCCACGTCCCCCACGTCTGACCCCAGGGTGCAGGGGCCGGGGTGGTGGGTGGTCATGTCCCTAGTAGGCTGGCATAGGGTCAGGACGTGCTTATAGTCCAGCGCCGCCCCGCCTTCGGCGTAGGCCAGGCCAAGAATACCCCTGTGAAATAGCCCAGGCCGGTTTTCGGCCATTCGGAATATTCGGGGCATGTTGGCGTATGGGTTCAGAAAGGCATTGACTGAATAGCCAGACCCATAGCCCTGGGTTTCAGCTACCCACTTGCCTTTGGTTACGTCAGCCGGCGTCTGACACTTCGGGCACCACAGCCTATAGTTATCAAAGTCTGCGCACTGGGGCCAGGCATCTTCGATTCGCCATTCGTGACTACAGCTCCCACAGGTCAGGTGCCAATATTTGCGGTCTGTTTCATTGAAAGCCTTATCTATGCCGTAGTCTGCGGTGCTGGGGCGCCCCACTTCTATGATGTTTTGGTATGGGGAAGCTGATATGCGCTGGATAGCATCGTCCACAGTGTCATCTGTCATCATGTCCCGTTCATCCAGCACTATGGCGTCAGCTGTTTGGGATTGCCGGCCCCCTTCAGAATACAGGCCCCTAAAGAACAGATCCCCGGTTTCAAGGGCTTTCATGCCTACGCTGTCTGTGCTTTTGGGCTGGACCCCCAGGGACTGGTGGATTACAGGATCCACCTTTTGCCTTACAAAATCGCCTACCGCCGCATTGAAAGGCAAAAAATAAATACAGCCAGCAGGCCACCTGGCCCAACATCCCCAGATGGCACGGAATAAGGCCCAGGCCGTAATGCCCACCTGGTTTCCCTTCCTGATTGCAATTCTTTGGGATTCGTCATCATAGATTGACCACAGCCAAGGGCGCCCGGCAAAGTCTGCCTGCGTTTTTGTTTCCCCCAGCACGGCCAATTCTGCGGCCCACAACGGGAAGCATTCACGGGCCAGCTCTTCCTGCTGATGTTTAGACATAGCCCTAAAGGCTTCTAGGGTTCCCGGCATGCCCCTAGCTTACAGGATTTTTGCTTCGACCCTCTTCTACAATCCGCTGCGCTAGGCCAGACAGTTCTTCCTTGGAAAGCCCGCTGGGCATGGGCCGTTCAGGGTCATTGCTGTGTTCTACCCTATCCCGCCATCCTGCGTGGTTCTTTAGCCAGAAGACGATAGCCCCCAGCTTGCCGGCTGTGGATTTGCCCGTGGCCATATTGAATAGCTCATTAGTGACTATTTGAATGGCTTGGGCCTTGCCTTTTTCTAGGGCGTCTGAAAATTCAGTAAATTCTTTTTCCCTGGACAGCAGCGTTGAATATGAAATACCCAGGCATTGGCAAATCTGGCGTTTACTTAGCCCCTGGGCGGCTAGGCGTTCCAGGTCTTCGATGGTCTTTTCTGTGGGTAGCCATTTGGGCCGGCCTACTTTTGCCATGGGTTTAGTCTAAACCAGCCCCGCCCTAATTGCCAAAGTCTGGAACGCATAAGCTGCCACCAGCGGGACCACCCCGTTACCGCCTGCCCGCAGTCTGTCCACCCTAAAGGCCATCCCATCAGAGCTTCTACAAATCGTGGGTTTAGGACCCGTGTAGCTGCGCCAGCCTTTTGCGTCTTCTGGTCCTGGTGGGAAAGCGCTTCTGCTGCCAGAACCCGCCCATGAGTCTTCCCGTGGCTGGGCGCTGGCTTTGTGGTCCTGTTTTCGTTTGCGCTGGCTCTTGGGGTGGGCCACGCCTTCGCAGCCACCTGTAGGCTGCTTATAGTCCTGCGTGGACCCCCTGGCAAGTTCTGACGCATTTTTATGTGGGCTTCCAGGCTTTTGTTGTCTTCCTGCGCCACTGGCGTGGGCCATACTGATGCTTGGGTTCCTAGATGCGTGGATCGCTCCACCGGCCGCCCCGACGTCCGCTTTCATATCTTCGACGATGTGCTGATGCGCTATCACGTGATACCGGGCAGCATCACCAGCCGCATCG